CGGACCAGGTCCTGGTAAATGACCTCGTCCATGCCCTGGCCACGCTCGAGCGTCTGCCGCGAGACCGGGGCCTGACCGGCGACGGTGCAGACCGGGACCGTGAGGTTGGTCCAGACCTCGTCGGTCGAGCTCACCGCCGAGTTCTCCGAGGCCTGCGCGGCCGCGGACGCGCCGGTCGTGCCGCGCGGGACCACCAGCGACATGCCCTCGTCGGGCAGCTCGTGGTGGTTGCACGCGTTCGCGAACGGACGGCCCGCCCGCAGGATCGGCGCGGCGAGGTCGACGAGGTACTGGGGCACGACCAGGCCGGCGACGCCGCCCGTCGCCAGCGCCCGCTCGGTCATCTCGCCCTCGCGCAGCACCTCCGTGGCGTGCCGCTCGATCCGGTCCCGCGCGGCGACGTTGCCGCGCTGCGCGTTCCACGCGTCGGAGAAGAACCGCGCCTCGCCGGTGCGGGACGACTGCCGGGTGTAGGTGCGGGGCTCGGACGTGATCGACGCTCCGCCCTGCCGGCGCTGCGCACCGGTCGGGACGAGCTCGCGCTGCAGCCGGCCGGCGGCGTCGTCGCGGGCGAGCTCCGCCTCAAGCTCGGCCGTGCGGGCCTGCAGCTGGTCGACCTCCGCATCGAGGCCGGTGTTCGCGTCCCGCAGACGCTGCACCTCCGCCTCGTCGACCGTGGTCGCGCCGCGAAGCTCGGCGAGACGGGTGGCGTTCTGGTTGCGCTGCTCGAGCCGCTCGGCCATCTGGCTCCGCAGCTGCGCGATGAGTTCGGCGAGGGTCATGACCTCGCTCCTCTCTCCCACACAGTGGGGGTCGGGTTGGTTGATGGCCCTGTTCGTGCGGGCAGCAGGCAGCCCAGGCCAGACCGGACACCGTTCGGTGCGCGGCGCGGCGCGGGTGAGCGCGAAGCCGATCTACAGGGGGTTGTCGTGCGGTGCGTGTCAGCCGTTGATGCCGGGGATGACTCGCGGCCGGACGTCGTCGTCGGTGATCGACGCCCGGAGCTGCTGGACGGCCTGCGCGGCGAGCTCGCCGGCCGGCTCGTCGGGGTCGGGGTTCGGCACCCCGAGGTAGGACGACAGCGACTCGAGCAACTCGTCGACGATCGAGTCGATCGAGTTCAGCTGCCCGAGGATCTGCGTCAGCATGTTGACGTCCTCCGGGTCGAGCGCGCGCTTCGTGCTGATGCTGCGCTCGAGACGCTGCAGCAACGCCGAGCGCAGCTCGCCGGAGGTGTAGGGGTTCGCGCCGTAGCCGACGATCGCGACGTCGCCGCGGTCGATGTCGACCTCGTCGATGTGAAACTCCATCCAGTCCGGCGACCACTGCCCGGCGGTGATCGTGAACTTGAAGCTCATCTCGTCGATCAGGCCCGAGCGGAGCTTCGGCGCGATGTAGGCCACGTCGGGATCGGTCGCGTCCAGCCGCGGCGCGTCGACCTCGAGTCCCCGGTCGGTCTCGTCGAGCGTCAGCGTGCCGTTCTTCGTGCGGGCCAGCCGGCGCATCGGGTCGTGCTGCAGCACCAGGGGCACGTCGAGGTCGGGGTTCGCGAGCGTCTTACCGAACGCGCCCGGCGACACCAGCTCGGTGTACGGCCCGAACATGTCCCACATCTCGTAGCCCTGGCCGGTCACCGAGGCGATGCCGTGGAAGTGCAACGCGCCGGCGTTGTCGTCGGCCGCGCGCAGCTCGAGGCGCGAGCTCGCCCGCACCAGCGGCTGCGCGCTGCGGGCCTCGCCGGCGCGGCGGGACGAGGGGCGGTCGGCCTGAGCGCGCATCGCCTTGCAGCGCTGCGCGGCGGCCTGCTCGAAGGTCAACGTCGTCATGCGGCTGCACTCCCGTCGGGGTTGGCGTCGCCCTCGGCCGGCTTGGGCGCCGGCTTCGGGAACAGGGTCAGGAACTGGTCGACCTGCTCGGCCGTGAGGGGCGGCCGGTCCTCGAGCGCGCGGGCCTCGTCGGGGGTCATGTGCCGGCTGTCGATGGCCAGCTTGTAACCCTCGTAGCGCGACTTGAGGTCCATCTTCAGCAGCGCGTTCGGGTTGAGCTTCACGAACCGCGGCTGCGGGGTCAGCTTCGTGAGCGCCTTCTCGCGCCGGGTGACGGACGGCCCCAGATTCATGATCAGGAACTGCAGGTTCCGCTGCGTGACGTTGGCGTAGGTGATGTGCGACCCGTCGCCCGAGACGTCGATCATGTCGCCCGGCACACCGAGGAACCGGCACGTGTCCTCGAGCCCGAACCGGCGCTCGTCGAGGAACGCCATCTCGGACGCCTTCGCCTGCAGCATGTTGAAGTCCCAGTCGCTGCCCGAGACGAACACGTCACCATTGCTGACCGACGCCTTGTAGCGGCGCTTCATCCGGTCGGCGTCCTCGAAGTCGAGCGTCCGCGCCGAGTTCTTCAGGTGCACCGCCGGCACGCCAGGGCCGCTGAACCAGTCGGCCGCGAACTGCTGCGCCGACAGGTAGCCCTGCAGGCTCGACGCGGCGTAGGCGATCGGCGAGAGCCCGACCGGAAGCCCGGACATCGTGTACTGCCGCTCGTGCCAGATGTCACCCTCGCCGAACGTGTCCGATCCGATCCGGTAGGTCAGCTCACCGTTCCGCAGCCGGACCGTGACCTCGGTGATCGGCTGCAGCTCGATGATCGAGGGAAGACCGAAACCGTCGCGGGCCTTGATGATCCCGACCGCGTTCCCCATCGAGTCGAGATCCCACTGCGACGAATACAGCCACTCCTCGATCTCGCACCGCGACCCGCCGGGCGTCTGCAGCACCGGCGGCTTCGGCACCTCGACCTGTATCCCGCCGACGTTCCGGTACAGGTCGACCGGCATCGTCGACACCAGGTCGGCCCGCAGCCGCAGGCACGCCCACGCCGCCGACTGCTTCATCGCCTTCTCGCGCGACACGTTGGCCGAGCCGCGGCCCACACGCGCCATCGTGCGCTCGTTGATCGCGTTCGCCGCCGAGTTCATCGGCGCCCGCTGCGACGAGCGGGAGAACAACCAGCCCATCAGTAGCCGCCCTCGCCGCGCTCGAGCTCGTCAGGCCGCTCGCGCGAGTCGGCCACGGCCGCGGCCAGCAGGAACGCGCCGAGTGCGCCCACGGCCCACCAGGCGCCGGCGAGCACACCGACCGCGACGACGATCAGGACGACGCCGAGAGGTCCCTGCGCCCGGGCGGCGAGCTGCTGCGTACGCGACACCGTCAGGTCCTCTCAGTAGATGCTCGAGTCGAGGTCGTAGTCGAGCTCGACGGCCAGCCAGTGCGCCCAGATCTCCGCGTGCAACGGGGTCACGTCGACCTCATCGCTCTCGCGCCGCAGCACGATGCGCTCCCCGGGCTTCTTGCGTGCCGCCTCGACCGCGGCGTCGACCTCGGTCTGCGGGCCGTGGACGACGGCGCCCTCCTCGATGGCCTCGAGAAAGTCGCCGTTCGCCTTGACGATGTCGGCGAGGTTCATCTCGACGACGTTGAAGCCGGCCTCGCGGAGCCGCTTGATCAGCCGCGCCGCCGGCCCCTTGCCGTCGATCGCGATCGAGATCGGGCCGTGGTCCGCGGCGAGCTCCTTGAAGCGCTGCTCGACGCCGCCCGTTCCTTGGAGGCGCGCCACAAGCTCGACGTGCACCGCTCCGTCCGTGCATTTGCCGGCCGCGGCGATCGAGGCGAACTCCTGGTCGACGGAGACCTCGAGGCTCATCGCCGGCATCCGCTCCGGCGCGGCCGCCGGGTTGTCGTCGACGAGCTCGGCCCACGCCTCGAGGTCGATCGCCGGGTCGTCTTCGGCTTTCTGCTCTGGCTCGTCCCACCAGCCGAGGAACTCGCGCCCGAACTCCGCCGGCGGCAGCTCGGCTCGCATGCTCACGAAGAACCGCGGCGAGATCCGTCGGCCGTACTGCGAGTTCGCCGAGGCGATGACCCGCGGCTTGTCCATGCCGCAGCCCGCCGTGCCGCGGCGATGGGTGCACTTCTCGCCGAGGTCGCAGACGAGCTCGCCGGTCTCGGGATCGAGGACCTCGTGCGCCAGCTTCGCGCAGTACTCGAGGTATCCGAGCGTTCGGTCGCCACCGCGGCGGCCGCGGTCGCGGATGTCTCGCAGGATGTCCGAGGTGGCCTGGCCGGCCGACGAACCCCACAGGACCTGCGCGAGCCGCCGGGTCGCCAGCGCCGGCAGGAGCGCGCCGACGTGCTGCGACCTGGCCTTCAGCGCCTCGTCGACGATGTGCTTGTCGGTCTCGGTACCGCGGCCGCCGTCCAGCGTCCGGGTCGTGAAGGTCATCACCTGGCCAGTGCGCCAGCGCAGCTGCGCGTAACCGGTGCCACGCTTGGACGGCAGCATCTGGCGGCTGAGGTCGTCTGAGTTGCGGATGATCTCGCTGAAGGTGTTGAACGTGCCCTCGGCCGTCGCCCACTTGTGCGCCGAGTAGTGCACGTCCGGGACCTCGAGGACGTACAGCCAGCCCATCGCCGTCTGGATTTCGACGCCGGTCTTGATGTTGCGTCGCGGACCGATCACTGCGTAGGCGGGCAGCACCGGCAGCTGCTGCTCGTCTTCGGCGAAGATGTCGTTGAGCGCGAGCTCCTGCTCCGGATCCGGCCGATAGCCCACCGCCGCACAGAACTCGATGACGACCGGGCCTAGCGTCCTCTCGTACGGCGGCGCCCAGTGATAGGCCGGCTCAACCAGCGACGCCGCGGCGACGGTCACGCTCACGCCTCGCCTTCCCGACCTCGTCCTCTACGCCGGCGATCGCCGCCGCGGTAGCCGCTCGCTCGCGCACCCGCTCGAGCTCGATGCCGAGGCGCAGGATCATCGACGCCAGCTCGCTGCCGGTGGACTCGCCGTTCGGGCGGATCCGGTCCGCCATGACCAGTAACGCCTGACCCATCGCCGTGCCCTCTGCTTTGGCCGCCTGCAGCTCAGCGGAGAGCGCGGCACGAACGTCCAACCCCGTGACGTCCTGCGAGCTCTGGTGCGTCTCGGCCGCGCCGGCCGACGCGTCGGCCTCCGAGTCGCCCTTCTGCCGCTTCCGGTAGGCCGCGTTGCGGTGGGCAGCCGTGCAGTAGACGGCCTTCGCGCTCGCGGCCTCGAAATTCGCCCCGCAGAACGCGCAGGCCTTCTGCGTGAACATGATCCGTCACCTCGGCCCGTGATCTTGTGGCCCGGGAGAAAAATTTGTGACGACTGCGGGGTCGGCCGTCGGTCGATTCCTAAAAATCAGGCGCGCGCGATCGCCCGCGTCTCGGTCGCACCGCTTCCGAGGCGCCGATGCACGACCACCTCGTCGTCCGTGATGACCACGGACTCGAGGTCGCGCAGCCCGTCCAACCCGAGCGCCTTGAGCGCCGCACGTACCGCCGTCTTCGTCGTCTTGACGACGGCCTCTGTCTCGACCCGCTCAGCCATCGTCGCCTCCTCTCGTCACCACTTGCGGCTCGACCACGACAGGCCCTCGGTCGGTGCCGGCTGGCTGGTCAGCACGCTCCGCCGGCGCGCACCGCGCAGCCGGTTGCCGAACGTCGCACCCTCGCTGCGGTTGCACTTGCGGTGCGCCGGCCCGTAGTAGCCGCCCGTCCGCCGATTGTGCGCCGCGTC